ATAAAGGTAGGATTGCGGTAAACAATGTTGTTTTGAACCGCGCTAAAGATGATCGTTTCCCAAGCACGCCATGTGGAGTTATCAATCAGAGAACCGCGCGCGTATGCCAATTTTCATGGAAGTGTGAGGGAGGAAAGCGAATAGCTGATGCAGGCGCATATCGAAAAGCCAAAGAAATCGCCGAACACGTGTATCTCGGAAATTACGGTGACGTAACAAGAGGAGCAAAGTTTTACCACGCAGATTACGTAAGCCCTTCATGGGGTAGAGTATTTGATCGCACCACCAAGATCGGTGCACATATTTTTTATAGAGGATGATATTATGGTGGACGACGTCATTTCAACGAAAGCATTGACTTCTGAAAAGTTCATTAAAGAAATTGAACGATTGGTTTCTAATTATAACTTAGATTATATGGATGCCGTCGTCCACTATTGCGAAAAGAATAACATTGAGATCGAGGCTGCTGCAAGTATCATTCGCAGTAACATTCGTATCAAGGCTCGTCTACAAGACGAAGCAGAAGATCTTAACTTCTTGCCAAAGAGGGCTAAGCTACCAGTATGAGCCCATTCGAGAGCTATACCACCTTTCTCGCCCTTAAAAATCACTTCACAACAGACAGCTACGACTACATCAAATACAACGGCAAAGTAGGCGCAAAGCCTTCAAGCTTTGATGTGCGTAAGGACAAGTATCAGTTCTATAAGCTGTCGAAGCACAAAGATCCACTCAAATATCTGGTTGCCAACTTTGTAGATGGTGATTTGAAATGGATAGGCGATCTGTTCAGCGATGACTCAGAGAAAGTGTACAATGAATGGTTGAAGAGACAGCAGTCTCTTTCTTATATCTTTGAACAGGATATGAAAAAACTATGTACAAATTTCAACGATAATGTTATAGTAAAAAATGGACAGCATCCCTATCTGTTGAAACAATATCTTCGTCGAGAGATTTCTATCGAGACGGTGATTATCCTCAACGATATCTTCGGGTTCTTCGGTCATTGGAACAAGAAGATTGAGGATACAGTCCTATGGCCCAGCATCCACAAGAAGCTGCTGAAATATAAGCCGTTCTTTCATTATGATGTATTCAGGTGTAGAAAAATTGTCAAGGACGTCTTTATTTCATGATAAATACAGTTGCAGTTCGCTGCAATCTAAATACTTCGAAACACACCGACATATAGGAGATAACTATGTCATTTGCAGACCTCAAGCGTTCTTCCAGCTCTTCTTTTGAGAAGCTCACTAAAGAACTTGCTAAACAAAACACCACCTATTCAGATCCCGATGAGGGCAAATATTGGAAGCCTACCGTCGATAAGGCTGGTAACGGATACGCCGTGATTCGTTTCCTTCCTGCTCCGGCAAACGAGGACATTCCTTTCGTTCGCATCTGGGACCATGGATTCCAAGGACCAACAGGTCTTTGGTATATCGAGAAGTCGCTTACGACTCTCGGTAAAGACGATCCCGTGTCAGAATACAACAGCGTTCTTTGGAACACTGGTCTTGACTCTGATAAGGAGATCGCACGCAAGCAGAAGCGCCGCTTGGCATACCACAGCAACATCTATGTTGTGAAGGATCCAGGCAATCCTGCGAACGAAGGTAAGGTCTTCCTGTACAAGTACGGAAAGAAGATCTTCGATAAGCTTAACGACCTCATGAACCCAGGTTTTGAGGACGAGAAGCCAGTAAATCCTTTCGATCTTTGGAACGGTGCTAATTTCAAGCTCAAAATTCGTAAGGTCGAAGGTTGGCCTAACTACGATAAGTCAGAATTCGACTCTCCCGCACCACTGTTCGATGATGACAGTGAGCTTGAACGTGTCTACACTCAAGAGTATCCGCTTGCGGAACTCGTAGATACAAAGCAATTCAAGTCTTATGAGGATCTCAAGACTCGTCTGAACACTGTCTTAGCACTTTCTGCGGAACCTGCTAAGATTCGCGGCGTTGATCGTGATGAAGAGGAGTATAAAGCTCCTGCGCCTACCTTCAAGGCGGCTGCTGCACCTGCTGCGGCTTCTACGGTCGATGAAGACGACGATGATCTCGATTTCTTCAAACGACTTGCCGAAGAAGATTGATAAGGTGGGAAAGGGGGCCGAAAGGTCCCCTTTCTTTTTATCCGTGTGCCGTTTGTTCGTAGTTGACTTTTGTAAATAATCCCATACGAATCAAATACCAGTCAATATTCGAGTTATCAGATTCTGTCTGCGCGGCTTGCATTCCCGAAGAACTCGAACTTGGGCTAGTGCTCAAACTAATTGGCGCTGGTATCGAAGCAGCGGTATTTTCGGGAGTTTTCAAATCAACCATCGCCGCCGTTTTTTCTCTGGCGGCTTTTGCAATGTTTCCTGACATTGTGTCATTAAAGCCTAGAAGTTGAGATCCAGACACATACTCTTGTTTTCCGAAGGAAGCACGCGCGATCGTACCAAGGGCTTCCATTGCACCTTTGGTTAAATTAACTCCAGTGGCTATGACTTGATCTAATATACCAGGTTCGGAACCACCGGTATGGCGACTAGTTCCTGGAATTTCAATATGCCATGGTTCCCACGACATTGGAAATTCCAAACCGAATCTAGCTGCATTCGCGTGTGCCCACGTTTGAGCTGGACCAGGTTTGGCTATGTCCAGATCCGCCGCTGCGCCGTAGTTGTGATTAGATTGGCCAGGAGGTGCTACCCATTTTCTTGCAGCCTTTTCACTGCCGTATTCTTTAACAGCCTGTGCAAATAATTCTTTTTGTCGTGCAACCGAACGAAACCCAGAAGTGATTCGAATTGGTACGCCGGCTTGTTCAGCCGCCACAAGAAATGGGCCTAACTTACTAGCAAAATCTGGATTAAAGCCCTTTACATGTGATGGATCTTTGTAACTATATTTTTGAAGATCGATAGGCGCACCAGTTTGTGAAGGAGTGCCAGTAACAGGTGTAGCATTAGGAGATGCAGGTGTACTAGGAGCAGGAGCGCTCGGAGGAGTAACCCTAGGAGAAGCCGATGGAGCAGGAGGCGGAGCAGTATTCGATCGACTCGGGCTTGGAACTGCGGATCTTGATCCAGAATTGCTTGTCGTTCCAGAAGAAGTATTGGTGCGAGTTGCAACGCTTCTTCCTGTAGTTGCGGCCGCAGCTTTATTCGAACCAGAATTCGGCATTGCCGCTGGAGTACTAGAAGAACGTGAAGATGTACTGCTCGGAGTTGTTTCAGTCGGTTCACTTGGAGCGGCAGGTAATGAAGGTGCTGCCACATTAGGAGAAGACGGAGTATTGCCTTGAGTAATATTTGGCTGTACGGATGTATCTACTGCAGTACTTTGGCTCGAAGAAGAAGAGTCGCCAGTAAAAAAATCTAATCCGTCAGAAATAGTGCTGGCAACATTTCCTACAAAATTAAATACGCTTTTAATACCGCTCGCGAGCGACTTAAATGCTTCTTGCACTGGTTCGAACTGCGCAGCTATTAATCCTCCTACAAGGAGTGCTACGCCCATTCCAGTAGCATCAGATTTTTCTGCATCGGCCTGAGAATTTTGTTCGATAGGAGACGCATCTTCTGATTTCGCTTCGATAGCGGCTTCTTTAGTTGCTACTAAATTTTTATTGGCTATTTTCTTTTGGTTATCTAAGCGCTGCTTAAGATATCCGTCAACAGCAGCCAGCTTCTCTATCATTTGAACGATAGGAGAATTGATTTTAATATTCGAAACAGGAAGTTGTCCACCGCCTGTAGGAGTTTTCACTTTTTGCTTTGCAGCCTGTCCAGCTACACCCATTCCTGAAAAAACTTGGCCAGCTGCGGCTTTCTTTGCCCAGTTTTCGTAAAGCTTTTCTTCTTCGGTCGTACCTTCCACGATGCCTTGATAGGCAGCTTCGATCAGTTTACTAAAAGCGGGATTAGCAGCGTCTTTAGTTTTCTTGTCGATCCATACGTTGCTGTTAAGATCCCATACGTATTCTGTTTTACCAAGTTTTACAATCGGTCGAGAAGTATCAATACGAACACGCTTCTTCTTTCCTTCAGGAGAATTTTCAACCTGAAGTCTATTCAGGAGTGAAAGCAATCCTTCAGGAGCTTTTGCTTTTGATTTCTGATCTACCCAACCTTCAGCAGTTTTAATGAAGGTTTGACCGCCTATTGTAACTGGTTCAGCCATTATGCAGCCTTCGGTTTATGATATTGCATGTATTTTTCTATTGAGCCTTTTCCTGGGAAATTAGGATCGAAGTGTTCGCGCTTATTATCATTCGAAGAATTGGCTTTACTACCTAAAGCAGTTCCTGCTGCTTCTTGCTGATTCTTAGCTTGAGCTGTATCTTTAGCTCCTAAGTCAACTGCAGTTTGTACTTGTGTTGACATGCCCTTTAATGTTTCAGTCACAGCAGATGCCCCTTGATTAGGAACTGCTTTGGCTACATTACCTTGCATAGTATCATTAAAATTATTTAACTGAGATCCGGGCGAATAGGCTTGTTTACCAAAAGAAGCTCGAGCGATCGTGCCGAGGGCTTCCATTGCACCTTTACCTAAATTGGCAAGATTCGCAGCCACATTACTTCCAGGAGTAGTTGCGCCTTGCGAATCATAAGTAGAAGGCGCATATTGTCCACCGGTATAATCGGCCATCCATTTTGCTTGATATTGTGCAACTGTCAGTCCGTTATTCGTTGCCAATTCCTCGGGTGTAAGATACTTCTTGGGACCAGCATACCATTCGGCTGGAACTGCGGTTACATCTCCACCATTTCTTCGTAATATATCTTGAACATATAGTGCAGCAACAGCGTCTTGAATAGGCGGTGGAGCAAGATATGCTCTAGGATATTCAGTTCCTATTTTATATAATTTAGTTAAATTTCTCCAAGATTCGTCGAGGAATCCATATGCACCAGATGCAGTTTGGTCTGGCATGCCAATCGGATGTGGAATACCATAATTGCCACTGGACTCTCGCGTTCTGATAGTAGCAAGGATTCTTTCTACATCTGCTGGAATAGGTGGAAGATTTTGCAACTGAGCTGCAGAAGCTACCGGAGCACCAGCAATATTACCTGATCCAGATATCGGCGCTGCATCAGGTTTCGGTTTTAAATTTGCAGTAGCTTGCGCATCTTTTAATTGTTCTTCTTCTTCTGTCCAATCCCAATATGCAGATATAATATCATATATTAGAAGTGCGCTTGAGGCGACAGTAATAAGAGTAAGCAGAGCTCCAGGTATTACGCCAATTCCTGTTGCAGCAATTCCGATACCTGCTAAAGCTCTTCCAAGTAAAGGCATAACCTTTCTTGCAAGGAAAGTTTTACCAAAACGTTTTGATAAAAATGCTACAAATCTTTTTCCCTTTGGACCCGATAACCAACCACCTCCGCTTGTAGCAGCTGCTCGCGATACTGCTCTTCCAGTGACAGGATCTCTGAAACCAGAACCTTTAAGAGAAGGTGCTACTCTTGGCGCAGATCGAATATTTGCAATGTTAGCTCGGGCATTTTTAATTTTTCCAAAGGTTTTTACGCCTCGATATGCAGCATAACCGGCCAAACCTCCGGCCATGGCATAGTCATATGATCCTGGTTTTTGAGGAGCTTGAGTGCCATCAGGTTCTTCTCCAGTCCCAGTTATATTTTCAAATAAGCTCTTTCCAGTAAAACGTTCGCTGAGATACTCTGCTACGAGTCCTGCAATTCCTCCGCGAATTCCTTTTAGAAGATATCCAACAACTGAGCCTGTGCTCGCTACTCCATCGGCAAGTGGTCCAAGAAAATCAAACTTTTCGTTAAAGGCTTTATAACTATCTTTTAAACGATCGAGTTCTTTGGTATCTAAATTGCCTATGGCTAAAAGGCCGAGTCCTGCAATTCCACTCGCCGCTAAGATGGCTTTCGTGATTGTGCCAGCTCTACTTTTTACTGTACTATCATCCGACATACCACTAAATTTGTCAGATAACTTAGTAAAGATACTTTCTTTTTGGCCGCCGCTTTCAATGGCATTTTCTCGTTCAGCTTGGGCTTGCTGAACGAATGCGTCTCTCTCAAACTTAATTTGTGCCTGAAGAGTCTTATCGATAGAAGAAAGATAATTGACTGCGACTACTAGAAGCTTTTCAGTAGGCATGTTCGCATTGACAGCGGGAGTAGCCGCCTTTTTCGGAGCAGGAAGTGTTCCTCCGCCAGTTACCTTGCCTTTCGCAGCAGTTCCAGCGATACCAAAATTATTTACTATCGTTTTAGGTGCAGGAGTTAACGCTCCGCCAACAGCAGAGCCGATACCTTGAGCGATACCGCCGACGGCAGAACCAATTCCAGTGACTGTCGCAGAAGCAAGGCCGAAGAGACCTTCAATGCCCTCTCCTACGACTTCAGTGCCGAGTCTTGGTAATATTCCCCCGAGTCCTGGTTTTCCAACCTTTCCCATTACTTTCTTCTACTCTCTATTTCTTGTTTCTGCTCTTCAAGATGAGCCATCAACAAATCGACATAAAGATCTCTTTCATAAGGTATCAAATTTTCAATCTCAGTTATCGAATATTTGTGATGCTGAGCCAAAGCAAAGATCATACTATAGTAGTTTTGAAGCGAGTTGTGACTCAGCGCCACATAAAAAAATCTTTGAGATTCGTTAACTCGATACTCCTATCATTACCAAGTTCATTTTTGTATTCGATCTTATGATACAGCTTTGGCATCTTCTCAAAGAATTCACGAATCTTTTCGAAAGAATTCACTGGCAATTGATCGATAAATTCTTCAAGTTCTCTGTCGCTGTATTCAGAAGCAGGATAAATTTCTTCGTCCGTTAAAATCGTATCAATACAGTTGATAATGAAGAAAGTCATCAGATCGACTTCATTGTCAAACTGTGTAATCTTATCGGTAATGCTCGCGCTCGGATACTTCATGATCATTGAAATAGTATCAGAGAGTTTGATAGTCGAATCGACACCTTCAGGCATTTCGACTTCGATCGAATCGAGATTGAGTTCAAAGTCATAAACCTTGTCATCTTCGTTATCACGATAAGATAGCTTGACAATGTTGTTGACAGACTTCGCGCGGAGCTTCAAGAACAAATATTCAAGATCGAACGTTGTAAGCTTATCGACATCAAAGCCGTCGTCTTGTACACACAGTCTTAAGATCTGCTTGATAGCTCTGATCACATCAGTATCTTCTCCGCCTTGCTGAGAGATCAGCAAGATCTTTTCTTCTTTCACCAAGAACGGTCGAAAGAGGATCTTTTTACCCGAAGAGGGCACAATCACGTCAAAGAGTGGTTGATCGATTTTTGGTAAAGGCATTATATATTCTCCTAGATTTAAAATTATGTATTAAGAGCCGATGTTGATACGCACTCCGAGAGTCGAATAGTTTTTCGGTCCTGGAACATCTGCAGTTTGACTTGTGGCCGCTGTATTTAATTGAACGGGTGTTACCGAACCTCTTGTTCTAAATCCGTCACCGATTGTAACGGTTTCATTCGAGAAATCTGTAAGTCTTCTAGCAATATCACCTGATGGATCAAGAGTAGCTAATGAACTTCCTGAAGCGAATGGACTGACTGCATATTTTCCTTTTGCGGTCACTTTAATTTCATCTGAAAAAGGTGCGTCTTGCTTCTTCTTTGCCGGGCTTTGTTTGATTCGAACGTCTGTAAAAGAAAAAGTGATATTTAATTTCATTAATTCGTTTTCTTCGCTCCATGACATATTCATGCTTTGAATGCCAGTAGGAAACGCATCATATATATTGTATTCCATGACATT